ACGGGGAGTATCATGTGTTCGCGGTCACTCCTAGCGGATCAAGCGACTTCCATGAGTTCGTTTCGGTCTTGACCGGAAACGGGATCGGAGAAACTTTGCAGGGGAGGATCGTGACTCATTGGTATGCGTATTCAGGAAACAACGACGCCGAATTGACTTCACTCGTTAACGTCGTCAACGGATCAGGAGTTCCCATCGGGACGTTAGGGTTCACCAATTCGGGCGGCTCAACTTCATGCACGTTTCAGCCTTCGGGGGGAGTTCCCATCGCGCTCAACAGCCGGGTTGGATTCTCAACGGACGGCTGAAAAAATGGCGATCTCTAAGCGAGCAAAGGCTCGGTTCAAACTCATGTCTGCATCCGAGCGAGCAGCCGTCAAGAAGGCTGCCAAACTCCTGTTCGATTGTGAATTGATGGGCGTCAAGAGGGCTAGGGAGATCACGCGCTGGGCTGACAAGCGGTGATCATATGGCCGAGCGTCTGATGTGGAGGGCGGGCGTTCCCGCCGGAGCAGACACCATGACGATGTTTCGCATTGGTGCGATTGCAGAAGGGAAGAAGTTCACGCCTACATCGATCTCCTACTATGGCGGCGATGCGGGCGAGCGCTACATGATCCAAATAGTCCCAGCCGGGAATCCCGTTGAGGATGTGACCGTTGATGCTGATACGGGCATTGTGAATTATGGCTATCCAATGGGTGGCGGCATCTATGCTGCGACGGGTCCGTTCAATGCGCTTTCTGAGTGGGGGTTTTGGCCGGCGATCCCCGGTCCCTGCTCGATCACGGTCAGCACCCTCGCAGCATCAGCCGCAGCGCTCCCCGTCACGATCCTCGGAATACTTGAGGATCTCTAGGGTGGGAGTATGCCTAAGAAGCCTGCAGATCAGGTCATAATTCACCGGATCGAGTTCCAAGAAACTGAGCGGGAATTGCTAAAGTCGGTCTTGACCGCTTATTCCTTTAGGAATGTGACTAAGGGTATTTTCAATCTCACTAGCGACGTGACGACGGCAGTTCTTCTCATCATCGCCGTCGAATATGTGTTCAAGATCACAATCCTCGATGACGTGTTGCTGGGGGCATTGGGATTAGGGACAGTGACAGCCGCAAGTCTAGCGGGGGCGCTGGCTGAATCGTGGGCGAATTACACATCGACGAACGCTTATCGTGAGGAATACTATGACCGAGCCGGCAGCGTGACAGGAGGGATTCACAATATCTTTGATCAGATCATCGGAGCCTTCACCGGGGAGTGGATGCGGGATTCGGACATCTTCAACGGCGGCTTCGGCGGTGGCGGCGGCGGCGGCGGCGGAGTCTGAGAAAGTCACCCTCTAGAGGGGGGGGTGAACGCAATCGCCGAGATAACTTGACTCAATGTAGGGCCGGACGGGTTCAAACGCTCAGATTGGCTCTATCGACCTATTTCTGAGAAGATCCGGCGGATTAGTGACTTGGGGGGTTTTTCGGTCTTGACCGGTTTTGCATTACCCTCCAGATCTAGGTCGGCGAGGGGCATGATGAACCGATTGTGATCCTCTGCCTGAGCCCTCAACCATTCAAGGACGGCTGGCTCGAGTGACAGGTCTTTGTGACCTTGACCATGATCGACCCAAAGCCCCTCAATCAACTGTCGCGGATCCGCTCCGGCCCCCGGCCCATGCGCCCGGATTGATTCCAGCACTCGGACGTGCCGACGCGCCGAAACTAGAGCGCTGAGATCGGGAGTTCCTAGAGGCCAGCAAACGCGGCAGAAGTGCTTTCGAGTCGGAATGCAAAACGGTTCACAACCGTTCCATTTTTCCTGTTCTCCGATGTGTTCCATTTCGCTCGATTCTCGATAGTATAGAAAGAGGCATTCTCGAACAAACTTCGAGAAGTTTTTCCCCTCGCGCTTCATTCTCTGAGCGAGTCGGGCCGACTCAGGATCTAGACTGATGCTCGTTATATGACTCATCGAATAACCTCTGTGAGTTTGTGAGTGATCCCGCGTCGAGTGATGAAGCACTGTTGATTCTGAATCGCGGCGACGGCCTCGAAGTCGGGACAGTCAAAGATGATCTTACAGAAGGAGCAACCGAGAAGCATTCAATCACCCCTTTTTTTCCGGATGTCGGAGCGAGCTCGCCGCGTTTGCTTCCGCTTTCTGGAAGGGGTTCTTCCGTAAACCGGCCATGATGCTTGATCTATCTGCTTGATTGTGGGCTTGTGTTCAAACAGGAGAATCGGACGGTGTTGACCGAACGCTAAATAGGGTCTCACAACCCAAATCGAGCCGTTGCATTTGGGGCATGTTCGCTTCATTCCCAATCATCCTCATCGTCGTCTTCATTCTCATCCAGCCATTCAACGATCTCGTCAAAGTTCTCAGCGATCTTGATCAGAAGTTGTCGATTGTCTGCTTCTTCTCGCTTTCGTTCTGCGAGCGCGGGCTGGTTGATGTAGCGGGTAATTTCAACGTCGATAAGATCCTTGAGATATTGCGCTGGCAACGCGTCTAATTCCCATGCCTCGCGCGTTCCGGTTTCACTCTCATACATCGCCAGCCGACTGCTTGATTCTTTAGCAATAGAAGACGGCGGGTTGAGTTCTCGGATCTGTTCCATCGTTAGACCGATCCGCCTGACGGATAGGTTGGTGACTCCCATTATGTCCATTGTTTCTCTAAGATTCCGAAGCATGTCAATGCCTTCGGGGTCATGGTCGGATAGAAAGAGAACCACGACATCTTTGTCCCTAGCCCCGTATCTCTTGAAACGATCAGCCGCTTTCTTGAGGGCAGTGATCGAAGGATAGCCCTTCGACGCAAAATAATTGATCGAATGCTCGTAAGCCGGATCACTGATGATTGAAGATAGTGCGTCCTTCTCTGTCCAAACTTCGACCATGACCGATTGTGTCGTCCACATGTCTTCTGTATAGCCGTGGGACCACGATCTCACGGCGGCGGACGGGCTGCTATATCCGCCACCCCAGCCAGCCAATCGTCGCCCTCGATCCTCTAGTTCCTCCCAATCTATCCGGCCAGCCATTCGGGCGTTTCTCAGAATGTCGCCTAATTTCTTGTAATTCTGTTGCGTGTTTTCATAGAGATCTCGCGCGACGAATTGATAGTGCAATTGACGAAGAGTCATTTTGTCTTCATACTCGTCCATTATCATATTCGCTTGTTCGATCACTTTAGCGGTCTTGGCCGCAAATCTCCTGTCTTCAAATGCTTCTTTTGTCATGGTTTTCACTTCGCCGGGTCGATACCCTACGGCCAGCCGAACACGAAGTCGCACTTAACTGTATTATTTTCATAAGACGGGTCCCTTTTACTAAACTAATAACGATCTGACTGATCTCTCTCTCTCTCTGCTCTCTCAAAAGGCGGTCAAGACCGGTTTGGGAACGGCTAAGGGCCGGGAGAGGATCGTGGGGGCTGATGGAGTGGGCAATCGTGGCCGGATTGGTCATTTTGAACATGGTTCTGACGGTGTGGATCGGCGCTCGCATGGGAGCAATTATCGAACAGGCTGTCGGGAGTCTAGATCTGAATGTCGCGGCTGCGATCAAGTCGCTGGTTGAGCAGGGAGTCGGCGACTTTGAAGCCCCTAATCCTGTTCAGTCTGCAATCGCCCATTTCATCACCACTCGAATGAACGATCAGACAGATTCGGCCTTGACCGAGTTTCCCCGAATGCCCGATGGTAAGTTTTCGCAACAATAAATAACAACGGATTCGCCACGGTCATCGTGCCTCGTAAGAAGAAGACGACACGCCGAAAGAAACCGGCTTTCTCGATCCTGAACGCAATCGAAGCGCTGGCCTACGGATCGTTGATTACCGAAGGAGTCGCTGGAACGAGTTTAACAGGATTCATTTTCGGGGACACGAACCTCGGCATGGTGACTACGACGACGGGCATGGGATCCCATTCTACGACCTTGACCGAGTTATCCGGAGAAGGCGAGATCTCGCTGGGTGACATCATCAGCGAGCCCAGCCTAGCAATCGCCACCATGACCACTAACTTTCAAAACAATATTCTCCCGATGGCGCTGGCAGCGTTTGGGATCTCTGTCACTTTTCGAGTCGGTCGCCGCCTACTCAGGAAGCCGATCTCATCCGTTAACAGGAATCTAATCAAGCCCGCGCTCGGTGCTGGGATCAGGCTGTGATCTCATGGCGAACGTGAACGTCTATGGTGGGGTGAAGGACCGTAAAGGTCGGATCATCCCAATGCATAACTCGGCCACGACCGAGGCGACTCTGGACGAGATCTTGACTGACAGTTCTCTGGTCGGCAGTCAACAGAGTCTAGGCACATACGGCGACCAACTCGGCAACTACGTTTGCGCGAGTGGCGGCGTAGCGATGGAAACGGATTCGACCTACAATTATGTCAGGTCCGCCGGGATAATCAAGGGGGCCTTCGCTCAGGGCTCGAACAAAGACGGCGGGTGTTCACCGATGCCCGCTCCGGTTCCCTATCCGTTCCGCCTAGCGAGCGGGGATCAACTCATGGTCATGGTGAATGCAATCACCGACAGGGAAGCCTCGCTAACGGTCGCCTGTTCCAACGGGGAGTATCATGTGTTCGCGGTCACTCCTAGCGGATCAAGCGACTTCCATGAGTTCGTTTCGGTCTTGACCGGAAACGGGATCGGAGAAACTTTGCAGGGGAGGATCGTGACTCATTGGTATGCGTATTCAGGAAACAACG